TTTGTCAAATGGCATGTGCATCAATATCTTTGATGGAAGAAGACCCCACATACAGAAAAAAAATATATGATTATTTGCATGAAGAATATACAGTTGATGATAGTAGTGATGTATCTTCCAAAAGAAAAGTGAAGGTTGACAAAGTTAATGATAATGTTATAACTATAAACTTTAGTAAAGAAACTCCTAAGGGAAATGCATAGCAAATGTTAAGGCACATAGAATATATGAAAAACAAGTTGAAAGAAATGGAAGATAAAACAAAGGAGCAAAAAGTGAAATATTTATCAGGTGTAAAAAAACAAGCACAAGAACAGTCAGACCACAAACAAACTATGGATATGGTTAACCACCCACCACATTATAACAAAGCAGGTATAGAAACTATTGATGCTATTAAAGCTATGACTAATGAGGGGTTTGAGTATTATTTGCAAGGTAATATAGCAAAATACCTTTGGAGATACAGGTATAAGAATGGTGTAGAAGATTTGAACAAAGCACAATGGTATCTTGCAGAATTAATTGATGTTGTTAAAGATGACCATAAAACTTAAAATTATGATGACAATAGATGTTGATGGAGAGGAATATCATGTTCCATCAGACAATAAAGTAGACGAAGAATTTGAAGACTATATAAAAGACTTTATACATGAAATTGATGGTGTTAAAATTAGACACATTAAAATAATACAGGAGAACAAAGATGAATAGTAATTACTTACCCACAGACTACCAAAATTTTATAGCTCTTTCTAGATATGCTAGATGGAGAGAGGATGAACAAAGAAGAGAAACATGGTCAGAAACTGTGGACAGATATTTTAATTATATGGGAAATCATTTAAAAATTAATCATAATTATACTATGACTAAAGCATTGAAAGAAAAATTAACTGATAGTGTTATATCTCTTGGTGTTATGCCAAGCATGAGAGCATTAATGACATCAGGGGTAGCTTTAGACAGATGTCATGTTGCAGGATATAATTGTAGTTACATACCTGTAGATAGTCCTCGTTCTTTTGATGAATGTATGTATATACTTATGAATGGTACAGGTGTAGGATTCTCTGTTGAGAGAGAAAACGTAGATAAACTACCCATAGTCAATGAACACTTTGAAGAAAGCACAACAGTAATAACTGTAGCAGATAGTAGACAAGGTTGGTGTAGAGCATTACGTGAATTAATTGCTATGTTGTATGTAGGGCAGATTCCTAAATGGGATATATCAGGAGTTAGACCTGCAGGTGCTAGACTAAAAACGTTTGGTGGTAGAGCATCAGGACCTGCTCCACTAGAAGAACTGTTTGACTTTTGTATTGAAAAATTTAAGAATGCAAGAAACAGAAGATTATTTCCGATTGAGTGCCACGATATTATGTGCAAGATAGGAGAAGTTGTAGTTGTAGGTGGTGTCAGACGTTCTGCACTTATATCTTTATCCAACTTAGGAGATGACCAAATGCGTCATGCTAAGTCAGGTCAATGGTGGGAGAATGAAGGACAAAGAGCATTAGCCAATAACTCTGTAGCATTCAAAGGTAAGCCTGAAATGGGTACATTTATGAGAGAATGGACATCCTTATATGAATCTAAATCAGGTGAACGTGGTATATTTAATCGTAAAGCAGCTAAAGTAAAAGCGTCAGAGAATGGTAGAAGGGATACAGATTATGAATTTGGTTGTAATCCTTGTAGTGAAATTATACTTAGACCCTATCAATTCTGTAATTTAACAGAGGTCGTGGCTCGTGCAACTGATGGAATAGAAGCACTAAAAGAAAAGGTACGTATGGCTACTATACTTGGCACATTCCAATCTACACTTACAGATTTTAAATATCTACGTAAAGTATGGAAAGAAAATACTGAAGAAGAAAGATTACTAGGAGTTTCCCTAACAGGTATTCTTGATTGTCCTGTTCTAAACAATGTTTATTACGAGTTGGAAGATGTATTGATAGAGCTAAAGAAAGTAGCAGTAGAAACAAATGCAAAGATTGCTAAAGATTTAGGCATATCACAGTCAACTGCTATAACTTGCATCAAACCAAGTGGCACAGTTAGTCAATTAGTTGACAGTGCTAGTGGTATACATGCGAGACATAATCCATTCTACATTAGAACTGTACGTGGAGATAACAAAGACCCTATTACACAATTTATGACAGAAGCAGGTATTCCTGCAGAACCTGATGTTATGAAACCTGATAGCACGACTGTCTTTAGTTTTCCTATGAAATCACCTGCAGGTGCTATAACTAGGACAAAGATGACTGCTATAGAGCAACTAAATTATTGGCTCTTGTTTCAAAGGCATTGGTGTGAGCATAAACCATCCGTTACTATTTCTGTAAAAGAAGATGAATGGATGGAAGTAGGTGCTTGGGTGTACAAAAACTTTGATGAGGTATCAGGTATATCCTTTTTACCTTTCAGTGAGCATACCTATAAACAAGCACCTTATCAAGACATAGATGAAAATCAGTATAAAAAACTTATGGATTCTATGCCAAAGTCTATTGATTGGAGTAAATTACAAGACTTTGAAAAAGAAGATACCACAAGTGGTAGCAAAGAACTTGCGTGTACTGCAGGTGCATGTGAGATAGTTGACATTGAAGCTAGTTAATGTTATATTTTAAATTATTAATATAAAGGAGATAATGAATGAGAGAAATGTTTTTAGCAGCATTAAAGTCCTACTACATAGGAAACATAAATAAACACCTAGCTAACGTAGAAGTATATATGCGTCAACCTGTGGGTGTAGGAGAACACTCAGACGTAGTAGAAACAATAGATAAAGAGATGGATAAAATAGCCATGAATGATGATAAATTAAACATGATTATTAAATATCTAGAAC